ATCTGCGACCAAGGCATCAACGACGCCGCCATCCTTGCGCTGACCAAGCGCATCAACGGCGGCACGCACGGCCTCGATGACCGCAAGGCTAAGACGAAGAAGTTCGCCGGGTGGCTGCCGTGAACGTCAACTGGGGCGACATCCTGAAGGGCGCTGTGCCCATCCTGATCGCCTGCATTGCGTGGCTGCTGGGGCAGGTGAACACCTTCGAGACCCGACTGACCAAGATCGAAGCGTCGATGCCTGTCCTCATCACGCCAGACGGTGTACCCACGGACAGCCCGCTTTCGGCAAGGGCCAGAGCGGAGTTACGTGAGCACCTGACGGGCGAGATCAACGACTTGAAGGTGCGCGTTGGCGTCATCGAAAGCAAATCTAAGTAAGGAGATTATCATGGACCTGAAGAAAATGGTGCTCAATGCCGCCAAGAAAGAAGCCGAGAAGGCCGCCTTCAAGGGTGTCGTCGGAACCGTGCTGCCGACCGACAAGAAACCGACCCTCTCCAAGGGCAAGATGACGCTCGGTGCCCTCGTGCTGGCCATCGCCGGCCTTGTGTTTGAGTACCTATCCTGACCGTGGCATTCTGCCCAAAACTGATGTAGGGTGCGCCGATGGCCACGACGATGACCTTCACGACGCTCCAGCAGGACGTGCGGCGCTACCTTGAGCGCGGCACAACCTATGCGTCTGACCCGGTTGTATTCGAGCAGATCCCGCGCCTGATCAACCTCGCCGAGCGCCGCATCGCGCGCGAGCTGAAGATTCAAGGCTTCATCAACGTCGTGAGCGGCACGCTGCAGACGGGCGTGTCCGTGTACGCCAAGCCCGACCGCTGGCGCGACACGGTCAGCATCAACATTGGCACGGGCACCAACAACAACACGCGCAAGGTCGTCTTCGCGCGCGCCTATGAGTATCTCCTGAGCTACTGGCCCGATCGCACCGCCACGGATCAGCCCGAGTACTACAGCGACTACGACTACAGCCACTGGCTGCTCGCGCCGACGCCCGACGCGGACTACCCCTTCGAGGTGCTGTACTACGAGCTGCCACCGCTGCTGGACGACGCCGTGCAGACCAACTGGCTGACCGAATATGCGCCGCAGCTCTTGCTGTACGGCACGCTGCTGGAGGCGACGCCCTTCCTTAAGAACGATGAGCGCATCCCCGTCTGGCAGAACATGTATGATCGTGCGGCCGCGATGCTGAACGGCGAAGATCTCGCCAAGATCCTCGACCGTGCGTCGGTTCGGAAAGAGGCATAAGCGGTATGAGCAACACCTATACACAAATATTTGGTGGCACGACGATCTACCCGTCGGATGTGTCGTATCTGGCGCTTTCGCTGACGGCCGACACGGCGCTGGACTGGCCGCTTGAGAGCAACACGCTCCTGCGGCCGGCGGCGCGCATCATCGACGTGACGCCGACTGGCGCATACGCAATCAGCCTGCCGCCCGCCGACGAGACCGGCGTCGGCCAGACCATCCTGTTCAACAACCTCGGGCCGTCCACCGTCACCGTCAAGAACAGCGCGGGCGGCACGCTCCTGTCCATCGCGCAGGGCGAGCAGTGGCAAATCTACCTGACGAGCAACACCACGGCCGCCGGTACGTGGCGCGTGTTCCGCTACGGCGCGGCCACGGCGCAGGCGCAGGCCTCCGCGCTGGCCGGCTTCGGCCTGACGGCGACCGGCTCGACGCTGTCGCAGTCCACGCCCGTCACGCTCTTCAACACGAACTACACGGCCGGCGGCTCCGACCGCGCTAAGATGTTTGTCTGGACGGGCGGTCTCGGCACGCTGACGCTGCCGACAGCGTCGGGCGTCGGCGCCGACTATTTCGTCGCCGTCCGCAACGGCGGTAGCGGCAACCTCGTCCTCACCCCGCAGGGCCTCGACACGATCAACGGCGCAGCCAGCCTGACACTGACGCCCGGTGACAGCGCCACGGCGGTGACGGACGGCACGAGTTGGTACACGCTGGGCCTCGGCCAGAGCGCCGTGTTTGCCTTCGACTTTACGTCGGTCAACCTCGGCGGCGTGAGCGGCAACTACACGCTCTCGGGTGCCGAGTTGAACCGCATCGCCTACGAGTTCACGGGCGCGATCACGGGCAACGTCGAGATCGTCGTGCCGAAGACGACCCAACAGTACTGGGTCTCGAACGACACGACGGGCGGCTCGTTCACCCTGCGCGTCAGGACGAACACGCAGTCGCCGGGTGTGCTGGTCGCGCGCGGCAGCCGCGCCATCCTGTACTGCGACGGCAATGAGGTGGTGGACGCCGAGACGGGCGGCATTGCCACGCCGGTCGCTGTTGCCGACGGTGGCACGGGCGCAACGACCGGCGGCGCGGCGCTGATCAACCTCGGCGGCACGGCCGTTGGCACGGGCTTGTTCACGGCCGCCACGACCAATGACGCGTGGACGGTGCTGGGCGTCGCTCCGGCGGGCACCGTCAACGGCGGCACGTTCTAAATGGCGTCGCGCGTCGTCCAGATACGCTCGCAGCCGGGCATCAAGCGCGACGGCACGAAGTTCGAGGGCGACAACTACGTCGACGGGCAGTGGGTGCGCTTCCAGCGTGGCCTGCCGCGCAAGATCGGCGGCTACCGCGCGATCAGCAAGTACCTGCGCGAGATCAGCCGCGCGATGCACGAGTTCACGCAGAACAGCCTGACCTACGTGCACAGCGGCTCGGCCAACCTGCTCGAGCGCTTCTACATCGACAACGGATTCAACACGTCGGTCATCACCAACCGCACGCCGTCAACGCTGGCGACTGACCCGAACAACATGTGGCAGTTCGACGCCATCGCCGCGCCGGGCCTTGGCGGCATGCAGCTCGTGGCGCAGGTCGCGCCGAACCTCGAGTGCATCTGCAACAGCCTCGGCGGCCAGCTTTTCTTCGGCGATCTGTTTGGCACTGCGCCGCTGCAGCCGATCACCAACCTGCCGGCCGGCTACAGCGCCACCGGCGGCGTCGCCGTTTTGCACCCGTACACGTTCATCTTCGGCAACGACGGCTACGTGGCGTTCTCGGTGGCGGGCGACCCCACGGACTACACCAGCCTCGGCTCCGGCGCGGCGAACATCGCCTCCCAGAAGATCGTGCGCGGCGTGGCCCTGCGCGGTGGTCCCGGCAACTCACCGTCTGGCCTGTTCTGGTCGGCCGATTCGCTGGTGCGCGCGTCTTTCATCGGCGGCGCGCCCGTGTTCCAGTTCGACACGATCAGCACGCAAAGCTCGATCCTCGGCGCGAACACGGTCATTGAGTATGACGGCATCTTCTACTGGGTGGGCACCGATCGCTTCCTGATGTTCAACGGCGTCGTGCGCGAGGTGCCGAACAACCTCAACCTGAACTACTTTTTCGACGGCCTCAACCAGTCGCAGCGCCAGAAGGTGTTCGCGATGAAGGTGCCGCGCTACGGCGAAATCTGGTGGTGCTACCCGCGCGGTGAGGCGATCGAGCCGTCGCACGCCGTCATCTACAACATCCGCGAGAATACGTGGTACGATTGCGAACTGCCCAACGGCGGGCGCAGCGCGGCCGTGTCGCCGACTGTGTTCCCCAAGCCGATCATGACGGGCGTCGTGCCGAGCATCGCCCCAGATCAGGTGCGCGTCACTGAGGCCGACGACACGCGCATCACGGAGACAGGTGGCGACGTGCGCGTCACGGAAGACAGCGGCGTCGATCAGTACCGCCTGTGGGTACACGAGGTGGGCGTTGACGACATCGACGGTCTCAACCTGCAGCCTGTGCTGAGCTACTTCGAGACGGCTGACCTGTCGCTGCCGGTCTCAAGCCAAGAGAACAAGGCGCTGCAGGTGCTGATGATCGAGCCTGACTTCGTGCAGAGCGGCGACATGACGATGCAGGTGACGGGCCGCGCCAACGCCAAGGCGCCCGAGGTGTCAACGGAGCCGCACACCATCTACGAGACGCCGCCGACGCCGCAGGATCAGGTTGTGTACTTTAAGACACAGCGCCGCGAGTTGCGCTTCCGCTTCGAGAGCAACACGCTCGGGGGCGATTACCAAATGGGCTTGGTGCTGGCGCACATACAGCCCGGCGATGGAACCGTGATTGGATGATCGACCCGCGTGGCATGGGTTTGATTGATTGGGCCGATAGCGTTATACTGTCGGTTGGCGATGCGTGGGCGTTTGGTCGGCTAAACGACGAGAACGACTGGCAGGGTTGGGCTACAGGCTTTTTGAAGGCGTCACCCTTTTCAACACGCGCTGT